CCGATGGAGTTTGTGCAGGACAATGTGGTGGCCACATGCAACATTCTGGACTTCGCGCGGAAGACAGGTTGCTCGAAATTTTTGAACTTCAGCACGGACGAGGTTTTCGGTCCCGCACCAGAGGGAGTGGCCTACAAGGAATACGACCGCTACAACAGCGGTAATCCCTACTCCGCCACGAAGGCTGGAGCGGAGGAATTGGCAGTGGCTTACGCAAACACGTACAAGCTGCCTGTCATCACCACTCACACCATGAATGTCATTGGCTATCGACAGCATCCGGAGAAGTATGTTCCGAAGCTGATTTCGAAGATCAGCAAGGGTGAAGTGGTGACGGTGCATGCAACGCCGGATCTGAAGGCTGCAGGCACTCGGTTCTACATCGATGCTCGAGATGTTGCTGAGGCTGTCCTTCTGCTTCTCGTCAAGGGCGAGCTCGGCAAGTACAACATCGTTGGTGAACGCGAGACATCCAATCTGGAATTGGCTCAGTGGGTTGCACTCTCACTGAAGAAGCATCTCTTCCATGAGATGGTCAATTTCCATCAGAGCCGGCCTGGCCATGATTTGCGCTACGCTCTGGATGGTGGTTTGATGATGGAGAAGTTTGGGTGGGAACCGAAGGCATCCATCCGTACCCGTGTTCATGAAATCGTTCAATGGACGATGCAGAATCCCCATTGGCTCATCTGAGGAAACATCAATGTCAATCATCAAGAATGTGACGAATGCCCAGGGCTTTAGCTCTGGTTATTCTAAAGTGGGTTATCTCCTTGTGTTCGACGACCGTGTCGTTGCACAGGTGCATGGCTGGCGTACGAAGGAAGCGTACGAGCAGTCGTCGATGATGCCCACGGTTACGGATCAGGTGAATGTTCCGTTCTCTGTGCTCGGCGAGAATGCGCTCGCTGCTGCGGAAGCGTGGCTGGTCTCCGATCCTTCTAGTCCATATGTGGACGGCACGCTCGATGCGGATCAGAGCGATCTGCAGAAGGCGAAGGATGCCAAGCAGCGTCAGCTGCGTGATCAGCGTGATGCGCTTGAGTTTGGTGGTGTGGTTGTCGATGGCATCGGCCCGTTCGCAACGGATGCCGGCAGTCAGCGACTGCTCACCGGTGCAGCTGTACTGGCGATGATTGCGTCTAGCAATCAGCAGCCTTTCGAACTGCAATGGACTCTGGCTGATCTGTCGGTGGTGATGCTCACCGTTCCGCAAATCCTGGGTGCCAGCATTGCGGTAGGTACGCATGTCGGTACGGTGTACGCACAGCATCGAGTGGCTGCGGCTGCAGTCGAAGCTGCTACCACGATCGAAGAAGTGCAGGCAGTGTCATTCGAACCTGCACCGGAAGCTCCTATCGAAGAGCCGGTGACGCCGTAATGAAAACCTCGTGGCTTGTCCTTACGCACAACAGAGCTGACAAAGTAGCCAAAGCCATGCAACACAACGTTGCTTGTGCTGGGGACACCCACGATGAGTTGATCTGGGTGGATAATGGGAGCACTGATCACATTGCTGATGTGATGAACTCGTTCCACCCAGATTGTTCTGTTCGATTTCCTACCAATCTCGGCGTAGCCGTTGGCTACAACATTGCGATGTTCCAAGCCACGCAAGAGCTCATCGTCATCACTGGATGCGACATGCTCATGCCCAACAACTGGCTTCGAATATTCAAGCAGTATCACGAAACCATCGAGAATACAGGCGTTGCCTGCATCTACTCGAAACCCCTGGTTCGTGTTCCCGAGAGAGCTCGTCCCATTGCGGGATTCTTCGAACGCAAACAGTACGACGATCTGCCATATGTGCCTGCACTACCGATCGAACGTCGAGCTTTCAAGAAGAGCTTGCTGAAGGATGTTGGCTATCTCCGTGAAGACTTCGGTCTGTATGGTTGGGAAGATGTGGAGTGGGCCTACAGAGCAGAGCGCGTGTGTAAAGAGCAGGGCCTCCTCACGTACGTGATTCCCGATATCCGTGCCAAGCATCTCGGCACCGAAGGTGTCGACGACTACGACGGCAACGACTCGCCCGAGTATCATGCATTCAAGCTTCGTGAAGCCAGCTGTCCCAAGAAGCAGGCGCTCATGAAGTGGTGCCGTGAAAACAACTATCCCTATTACAACCCTTATGAATAATGAAGAACAGTGGTACCGATGAAGCTGAGTGGCTTCAAGGAAGCGTGGAGTGTCCATCAGGGTGATGGTTCACAGTGGCAGCGCAATCGCACCTACCTCAACTGGTGACTTATGGTTGTTGTATTCGCTTCATGGGGCACAGCGGACGTGCCCGCCTACACCAAGTATTACATCGACAAGCTTGCTGAGCATGCGGATGAAATCCATGTGTGTACGAATGAAGACAGGCCAGTTGATGTCAGTTGGTTCAAGGAACGTGGCTACCATCTGCACATGTTCCCGAACAAGTCTCGAGACTTCGAGAAGCACTACCACTGGATGATGTTGCAGGGACGGGAAGCTGTAACGAAACACGACAGTGTGGTGTTGGCGAATGACTGCCTCATCTGCTACGGACCTCTCGATCGATTCTTCGAATGGGCAGCCACTCGACCAGAGGATTTGCTTGGACTGAACAGCAGCGCATTCCCCATCGAGCATCTGCAGGGCTACCTCCTCGTAATGCGGCAACCGATGCTCGGCAAGGTGTGGGATTATTTCGAAGCCACAGGCGTTGTAGCTCCGTTGGATGAAGTGAATAGATATGAACTCAAACTCGGTGAGTGTGCTTCAAGCATGATGCCAATGTTCCCGCAGCGAAACCGTCGTGGGTGGGATGAGCTCTTCTGGACACCGTTCGAGCACGGTGTTCCACTCGTGAAGCACTGCTGCATCATGCCACGCAAAGTTTTCATCCTGCAGCGATGGCAGAAACTCATTCTTCGTCACGGACACATTGACGCCAAGGGGTGGGCTCACTTACCCTTAATGCCCGATCCCTCCTACACCCCAAGGCAAAATCATGAACCGACCGCTGACCATCTATCACGGGAATTGCGCTGATGGCTTCACTGCAGCCTGGATCATCAACAAGGCGTTGAACGGCAAAAGTGATTTCCATCCCGGCATCTATGGACAGGATCCTCCCGAAGTGGAAGGCAGGGATGTCATCCTCACCGACTTCAGCTACAAACGGCCAGTTCTTCTGAAGATGGCTGAGAGAGCCAAGAGCATTCTCATCCTGGATCATCACGTCTCAGCTCAAAAAGACTTGATCGATTTGCCCGAAAACGTCACATCTATTTTCGATATGGACCGATCCGGAGCTGGCATCACCTGGGACTACTACTTCCCGCTGATGGCTCGTCCTGAGTTCGTGAACCATGTGGAAGACCGTGACCTGTGGCGGTTCGCTCTTCCGCACACGAGAGAGATTCAGGCTTCGATCTTCAGCTACGAATACACCTTCGACAACTGGGACAAGTTCGAGGATGGTCAGTATTTGCGATCGCTCATCACCGGTGGTGAAGCTATCGAACGAAAGCTGGTGAAGGACTGCCATGAGCTCATCGCCGCAGGACAGCAGATGCAGTGGATTGGTGGCTACTACGTTCCGGTGTTGAATGTTCCCTACACGATGTCGAGCGTTGCAGCTGGGATCATGTGCAAAGGGCAGCCGTTCGCCGGAGCCTACTGGGACAGGAACAATGATCGCATGTTCAGCTTGCGGAGCACTGAGGAAGGTATCGATGTCTCACTGATTGCGGCACAATACGGCGGCGGTGGCCATAAGCATGCCGCAGGGTTCACGATCAAACGTCCGACTCACATGGCTACCTCATGCCTCTGACAATTGAAGACCTGCTGAACACTGTCGACTACTCAGAGCTGGGGCGTTACACCCCCAGCTCTTTCGCGTTGCAGTTTATCAACTTCATCAAGCTGGTTTCAGCCGAGACACCGGAGGAGAACGAATCCCCGGTGATTCACTTGATGATGCTCGACAAGCTGCCGACGATGAGCCGGCGCATCATCAACCTGTGCTTCCGTGGCTCTGGTAAGACGAGCGTGTTCTCGGAATACCTGGTGCTGTACATCGCCGTGTTCGGCGAGATCCCAGGCTTCGGTGACATTCCCGCGGGAATCTTCATCGGTAATTCGATGGACAAAGGTGTTGCTCAGCTCCGCAAGAATCTCGAGCTGAAGTACAACAACAGCAAGTTCCTTCAGTATTGGATTCCTGAAGCCAAGTTCAGAGATGATCACTTCATCTTCGTCAACCGCAATGGTCACCGGTTTGCGATGACACTGTACGGTGCCCAGAGCTCGGTTCGTGGTAGCCGTGACGGCAACAATCGTCCTGTGATCGCCATCCTCGACGACTTGATCAAGGACGACAGTGATGCGGCATCACCGACGATCATGGCGAATATTCGCAACTTGATCACGAAGGAAATTCCCTTCGCACTTCACCCCACTCGACACAAGATCATCTGGAACGGTACGCCGTTCAACAAGAATGATCCGCTGATCGAAGCGGTGGAAAGCGGTCACTGGGATGTGAACGTTTGGCCGGTGTGTGAAGAATGGCCCTGCACTCGAGAAGAGTTTCGTGGTGCTTGGCCCGATCGATTCACGTACGACTATTGCTTGGATGCTTCGAAGGATGCGGTAGCGTTTGGACAGGAAATGATGCTGCAGATCACCAACGAAGAGAGCAAGCTGGTGAAGACGGCTGATATTTCATGGGGACCGATGGTTGTTCACCCCAGTCCGCTGTTCAACTACTACATCACTACCGACTTCGCGACGAAAGCATCCATCAAGAACGACTTCTCGGTGCTGTTCGTTTGGGCGTACGACAACGACGGCAAGTGGCGTTGGGTGAACGGTACGGTGAAGCGGCAGGGCATGGACCAGAACATGCGAGACCTGTTTGGCTACGTCATGCGGTACAAGCCTCTCGGGGTGACCATCGAGGTGGCAGGTCAGCAGGGTGGCTTCATCCCCTGGATCCAGGAAAAGATGCAAGAGTATCAACACTGGTTCAACGTGATTGAAACCAGGCCAACGACGAACAAGCTGTCCTACTTCCAGCTGGTGGCCCCCCTCCTGACCAACGGGCAGATCATCTTCCCGTCGGAGCTTAAGGAAACCCCCGAGCTGAAGGAGCTGATGCACGAAATCTCGTTGGCTACTCCGCAGGGTTTCAAGTCAAAACATGATGATTGCCTTGATGGGGTAAGTCGACTCATGAACATTGTTCCCGTAAAGCCTGGCATCACGTATATTGAGCAGCAATTGGCGACCCCGGCTACCATGTGGGACACTCCCGTTCAAGCTGAAGCCTCGCCCTTAACAAGCTACGTCGTTTGAGGTAATTCATGGACACTCCAGCAGCTGATACTCCTCCGGTCTACGTCGATCTGGGCAAAGAAACTGGGTGGGTCAATCCTCCGAGTGTTGGCGACCTGCAAGCAGATGTCGACGCAGCCCGTCCGTCTCAGCAGCAGTTCGTCACCATCCTGAAGGAATGGATGGATCACCTCGAGACCAAGGGCGTTGGTGCAGCGCCGAAGCGAAAGGGTCGGTCTTCGGTTCAGCCGAAGTTGATCAAGAAGCATGCTGAATGGCGTCATCCTTCGATGAGCGAACCGTTCCTGTCGTCTTCGAAACTGTTCACGGTGAAGCCGCGTACCTGGGAAGATGCCGAGAGTGCGAAGGATTGTGAGCTCCTGCTCAACTACCAGTTCGAGCGCTACATCGATAAGGTGAAATTCATCGATGAATACGTTCGTGTTGGTGACAATCAGGGAACTGTGGTGGTCGAGGTGGGTTGGCGTCGTACGGTGGAAGTGGTTCCGACCGAAGTGCCGACGATCTCTTTCTTCCCGATTAATGACCCGATGCAGATGGAACAGCTGAAGGCCGACATCGGCTTGATGCGCAATCCGCTCGAGTTCAACAAGCTTCCGGTCGAGCGCAAAGAAGCGGCTGATATGTCCATGCAGCAGCAGGTTGCGCTGATGGGTGTGGTGACGAAGGTCGAAGTGCAGATGGTTGAGAAGGTGGTCGAAAACCATCCGACACTCAACATCGTCGACAACATGAACCTCTTCATCGATCCGACGTGCAACGGCGACATTCGTCAGGCCCGCTTCATTTGCTACTCCTTCGAAACTTCGAAGGGCGAGCTCCGTGCTGACGGTCGATACAAGAACATCGACATGATCACGTCGAGCTCTTCAGCGAATGCTGGTGAAGCGCAACACAACACCCACACCCCGAACACGTTCCAGTTCAAAGACGAAGAGCGCAAGCGCTTCGTGGCGTACAAGATGTACTGCCTGTGGGATACGGAAAAGAACGGCATGCTGAAGCCAATTGTTGCCACCTGGGCAGCAGACGTGATGCTTCAACTCGACAATAGCCCGTTCAGTGACGGTGAGTTTCCTTTCGTCGTGGTTCCCGTCAATCCGATCGTAAAGGAGTGGTATGGCGAACCGGATGGTGCTCTTTTGATCGAGAACCAGAAGACTGCCGGCGCACTCACTCGAGGCATGGTTGACCTCCTCGGTCGATCGGCCAACGGTCAGCAGGGTATGCCGAAACAGTTCCTCGATGCTCCCAACCGGAAACGTTTCGAGGATGGCTTGGATTATGAGTACAACCCGGCGATGGGTAATCCGGAACAGCTGATCATCATGCACAAGTACCCTGAGATTCCTCAGAGTGCAATGATCCTCCTTCAGAACCAGTTGGCTGAAGCTGAAAGCCAGACCGGTGTGAACACGTTCGGTGGTGGTGTGAACAGTGGCTCTCTTGGTGATGTGGCTGCGGGCATCAAAGGTGCATTGGCTGCATCTGCGAAGCGTGAGATGTCCATCCTTCGTCGCTACGCCAACGGCATGTCAGCGATCGGTCGGAAGTTCCTATCCATGTCGAAGGACTTCCTGACGGATGCAGAAATTATCCGCATCACCAATGAGCAGTTTGTGTCGGTCACTCGCGAAGGGATCGATGGTCAGTACGACATCACAGTTGAAGTGGCTTCAGCTGAAGAAGACAACCTCAAGGCACAGGAACTCAGCTTCATGCTGCAAACCCTGGGTCCGAAGGTGGATTGGCAGATCACTCAGAAGGTGATGGCTGAGATCGCTCGTCTTCGTAAGATGCCCGTGCTGGCACATGACATTGCCAACTATCAGCCGCAACCGGATCCACTGGCCGCAGCAGAAAGCGAAGCCAAGGTGCGCAAGTTGAATGCTGAGGCAGCTGCTGCGGAAGCTCAAGCACTGGCTGATCAAGCTCGAGCTCATTACTACATGGCTCAGGCCAAGAAAGCTGGTAGCGAAGCGGATCTCAACGATCTGGACTTCGTTGAACAGGAGTCAGGCACGAAACATGTTCGGAAGATGGCTGAGCTTGAAGCGCAGAGCGAAGCGAATCAGGACTTGGCAGTCACTAAGTCTCTGGTGGACAATGGTCAGGTGTCGGCTGCAATCGGCTTTAACCAACTCACCAGAACCAGGACGTAACCTGTGCACGAAACTGAAATGGCCGAATGCCGCCGACGAATTGCGTTGGCGGCTTCTCTTCACACCCTGCTCAATTTCAATCCCGACTTCAAAGCGGTGATCCAGCAGGGATTCCTCCATGACGCTGTCCTTCAACATTCCCTTAACATTAATGGGGACAGAAAGGGTAGTATCTCGTTTCTGAAGGCGGCTGCTACCTTCAAGAATTACCTGGACATGGTTCTCGCTGATGGGGAACAAGCCCAGGTTGACCTGCTAAATTATCAAGAACTTCAACAGGATGGACGCTAATGCCTACCCTTACTGATGATGCCTTTTTGGCCGAAGTCGACTCCCTGATCGCTGGTCGGGACAATTCCCTGGTTCCCAAGGAATCGGAAACTCCCGCAGCTCCGGTGGTTGAAACCCCCGTTGCACCTGTCGCTGAGACGCCTGCTGAACCCGTTGTCGAAACACCGGTAGAACCACCGGCAGTGGAAACGCCTGCGGATGTGCCGCCTACTGAAACTCCTGTTCCTGTCGTTTCTGAAGATCCGGCACAGACACCAGCAGCAGAGCCTCCTGCAGTCGAAACTCCGACGGAGCCTGATTACAAGGCCATTCACCAGCGGCTGTTCGGTCAGCCCATTCGTGCTGGTGGTCGGGACATCACGCTGAACACGGTGGATGAAGCGGTTTCGCTGATCCAGAAAGGTGTTGGCTTCCACAACAAGATGAACAAGGTTCAGGCCGATCTCAAGTACGTTGAGATGCTCAGAAACAATGGTCTCCTGGATCAATCCAAGTTGAGCCTACTCATTGACGCTCAACAGGGGAAACCAGGGGCTATCAAGAAACTCCTTGACTCAGCCAAGATAGATCCATTAACTTTGGACTCTGCCGAGGCAAGCTCCTACGCCCCTTCGGATCATAGCGTCACGGAAGAGCAGGTTCGGTTCCAGTCGGTGATTATGGATCTCACCGAAACGGCACACGGAACTGCGGTTCTACAAGACGCACGCGCTTGGGACCAGGCCAGCAAAGCGGAGGTTTACAAGAACCCCGAAGTGCTGGAACTCCTGACCCAACAGAAGGAATCGGGACGATACGACGCCATCAAGGCTCAGGTCGACCGGCAGAAAGTGATTGGAGCCATTCCAGTCAATGAGCCGTTCCTCCAGTCGTACACCCGCGTAGGGCAGCAGATGATGCAGGCTGGAGCCTTCAACCCGAAACCGGTTGAAACCCCCTCCACACCAACTCCTGTCGCCCAGAAAGTTGTGACTCCCGCCGCACCCGCCAACGGTAAGAAAGCAGCAGCTGCAGCTCCGACTCGTACGTCAAGTGCGTCTCAGAAGCCTGCGTTGCCGCCGACGAACAACATGACGGATGCGGAATTCGAAACGTTTTTCAAGAAGACTTTCAACACATGAGTTGATGCAGAGAGGTAACCAATCATGGCTATGGAATACAATGCCCCTCCGGGCACTCCGTCGGATATCGGCTCTCAGGAAATCGTCAAGCACCTGAACCGCAAGGCAATCATCGAAGCTGTGAAGTATTCGCACTTCTCGAAGCTGTCGAGCACGCAGAACCAGCCCGCTGGTTACGGCAAGACCTTCACGAAGTATCGGTACTACCCGCTTCTGTCGGATCTGAACACGAACCTCCAGGGTATCGACGCTTCTGGCGCGGCTCTGACGGGTGCTTCGGGTTCGAATCCGGGTTACGGCAACCTGTATGGCTCGAGCCGCGACTTCGGTCTCGTCACGAGCAAGATTCCGTACGTGTCGGAAGGTGCGGATCGCGTGAATCGCGTCGGCATCACCCGTACGTCGGTTTCTGCGACTCTCACCCGCGTCGGCTTCTTCGCTGACTGGACGGACGAGTCGATGCAGTTTGACAGCGACCTGAAGATGCAGAGCCATTTCACGGACGAGCTCGTGAAGGGTGCCGAGCAGCTGAAGGAAGGTCTTCTGCAGCTGGACCTCGTGAACGGTGCGGGCGTGATTCGTTATGCGGGTTCGGCGACGAACCTCGACACGGTCACGGCTGAAGGTGCTGGCGCTGCGATCATCAACTACGATGATGTCATCCGCCTGAGCATCGCGCTGGATACGAATCGCGCTCCGAAGCGCTTCACGATCTTGAAGGGTTCGACCCTGGTCGACACGGCGACGGTCAATGGTGCTCGTGCACTGTTCATCCCGCCTGAGCTCCAGACGACCTTCATGGACATGGTCAACAGCAACGACACCGAGATGTTCACCCCGGTCGAGAAGTACGCTTCCCAGACCACGGTGCTCGAAGGTGAAATCGGTGCGGTCGGCGGCTTCCGTGTGATCGTGAACCAGGAAATGTTCGTCCACGCTGACGACGGCGGGGCAGTCGGTACCAACCCCGGCTATCACGCGGTCGGTGGTAAGTACAGCGTGTACAACTGCCTCGCGGTTGCGGGTGAGAGCTACACCTCGATCGGGTTCCAGACGAACTCGCCCGAGGCTCCGAAGTTCAACCTCGTGATCAAGGCTCCGGGTCCGCAGTCGGTGACGCTCGACAACCCGTACGGCAACAAGGGTGTGGCTTCGATTCAGTTCTACTATGCGACGCTCATCGAGCGCAGCGACTGGATCGGTCTGCTCCGCGGTGTTGCTCCGGTCTAACCACCGGTGTTAAGCTGGGCGCTACCTTAACAGGTAGCGCCCTTTTCTTTTATGTCAAAGAAGGTCAATCCACATGATTACACTTGATCTTGAATCAGTCCGCGCCAAAGCTACCGAGCTGGGTCTGGACTACCATCCCGCCATGAAGGCGGAAACCATCCAGAAACTGATCGATGCTCACCTGAATGCCAATGCCAACGATGTGATCGCACCGTCTCAGTCTCAGGAAACGCCGGCACAGAAGGAAGCCCGTGAACTGAAGGAAGCTCTGTCTCTCATTCCGATCACCATCACTTCGATGGATCCGGCTGATGCCTCGGTTACCGCTGTGACGGTGAGTGTGGGCAACCGGAAGCTGGGCCAGATCACCAAGGTGATCCCGTTCGGCCACAAGTGGTACATGCCCCGTATTCTGGTGGATCATCTGAAGGCGCAGCAGTTTTGCAGAAGCTCCATGATCCCGGTTCCCGGTGGTCAGGAACGTCTGCAGACTCAGTGGATCCAGAAGTACGCCATTCAGGAACATCCTCTGCCGACGCCAGATGAGCTGGCTGCTCTGGCCAAGGCTCAGGCCCTGGGCAACGAGCTGGCGAAGTAAGCCGGTTCTGCTACTATCCGGGCGGAGATCAAACGATCTCCGCCCTTTTCATTTGATGAGGTGCCATCATGGCAATTGATCTGACTACACCAGCGGAAGCCATCAGTGAAGCAGCAACCCTATTCAATGGGCTGATCGTCGACGCTCCTGCTCTTCCAGATTTTCCTCCGTCTCCGGTCATCGATATCGAAGTTCCGGATGCGCTGCCGACCGATCTCACCGAAGAGATCGTAATCCCGACGATCGATGAGCTCACCAGCGGCGCAGTAGCCGGTGATGGTGTGTTCGACCGAATCATGTCGGCACTGAATGCTCACATCGAAAGTCAGTACAACAAAGGCGTCATCACCCAGAGTGATGTGGCCAAGGTGTACGTGGCTGCCATCGAGACGGCATTCCCGCAAGCGGTTCAGTTCCTGCTGGCTTCCCAGAACTCCTTCTGGCAGGCAAAGCTTGTCCAGATTCAAGCGCAGAATGCTTGGCTCGAGCGTGCGAAGCTCAATGCCGAGATTCAAACTGCGAAGCTCGTTGCTTACAAGGCTCAGGCCGATGCTTTCACTGCTCAGGTGAATGCAACCACGGCACAAGCCACGTATGCGAATGCGAAGCTGGCTCTCGTCTCGGCGCTGCAGCAGATCAACAGTCAGGAAACGACTGAAGCTGTGAACCAGGCTCAGTACGATGCGGCGTACATCCAGACCCATAGCACTCTGCCTGGTGGCGGAACTATTGGTGGTATGGCTGAGAAAGATCTGGCCCTCAAGTCGGAACAGATCACCACGCAGCAGGCACAGCAGGGTCTGTTGGAAGCTCAGACGAATGTGCAGCGTGCACAGACGCATGACACCAACTCCGACACCACGCCTGTGGCTGGCATCATCGGTGTGCAGAAGGATCTGTACAACCAACAGATCGAAAGCTACGAGCAGGACGGCAAGAACAAGGGCGTCAAGCTGGTGGCTGACCTGTGGACCTCGGCGAAGGCACTCGATGACTCGGTGCAGAGCCCTGGCCCGCTGGCTGGAAACCTGATGATGGCGATGAACACTTACCTGAACGGTCTCGGCTTGCCGAACGCAATGGTTGGTGCAGATACGCCTGGAACGGGTGCACCGTCCTCGGATACCAACTGGAACACCCCAGGACAGCAAAGCTAATGGGTCTCTTCAGCCGTAAGACGATCATCAGTGTCGCCAGTGTCATCTACCCAATGGGTGAGACTGGCGACGCTATCCCTGATGTGGTGAAGGCCAATGTAATCACTGCTGGCCTGCAACACCGATCGGTTCCTGGGGCTATTCGTGCAAGCATTCTGGATGGTGTGGGTGTGAAGCTTGCTCAGGGCTTCAGTTACGCTCGAACGAAATACTATGCCGGCATGCCAAAGGGGCTGCCGACTGCGTACAACGAAAAAGATGATCGAGCGCTCGAGCTCCTCTTGAAAGAGAATCTTAGCAAAACATACCCGTCCAATGTCGTTGATATCCTTTCAGTGACGGTCAAATACGACGATGACTTTCTTTCTGTCGCACAGAATCAGGTGATGGCAGATTGGGACTACGACTTCGACAACGATGAAACCCTGTCAGCCAATGGCGATGTGCAGGTAGGTGCTAGTGTTGTGATGAGTGGTCCTTTTTATGATTGGACTGAAGAAGCTGTGCATGGCACAGATGTGAACTATCACCTTGTCTTCACCAATCCGGACGATTCTGTGGTTGAAGTGGACGAGTGGTATCCGGCTTCAATCTTCGAAGGACATGAGCAGCGTGTACCTCGAGTGCTGGCTGATTACACATTGGATGGAAGTCCACAGATCACTTTCACGTATCGCTACGGCGGTACGGATCCTCGTTTGAATTTATATCTGCGGCAGTTGCTCACTAAGGAAAGCGGCACTTTTCCTGCGATCGTGTTGAAGAAGAACAATGTTTACCTGAATGATAACCGGTTCACTGGCAGTGACTGGAAGACGAGCTCTGCTTGGCGAACGTCGAAGCAATATGGCGATCGAATGAAGATTGACATTCAAACTATCATGGACAAGATCAAGGAAAACGCCGATCAGGTGGATATCGACTACGCCTTTATTCAACCAGGTGTGATTCTTGCGTCGACGACACAGGCAGCGAAGCAGTATTTCTTCAACTACTTCCTCAACCTGTACAACGTGCATCCAAACAACAAACCCGCCTATGATGATTGGTACTCGAAGGCTGCACGTCCTGCGAATCCGAATACAAAGCGGCAACTGGCTGAAAACTGTCCCGCTCAGAGCTTCCGCATCTACGATCCTGACAACCAAGCCAACTCCGTGGACATGGAGATCGCATGGAGATACATGACGTATGAAGTGAAGACAGGTACGCTCACTGACGAATATGAGCATGAGTGTGGTCCTCAAGAACTTGTTGAGAGTTGGTTCGTCTCTCGAATGATTAAAAAGGAGATATACGATGTCACCAAGTTCTATCTCCGAAAGCGTTTGACCAGCACTACCTACGCAGAGCTTTGCATTGTTGGCTTGTGGCACGAGAACTACGTGTACAAGGGGCACAGTGTGCAGAGTGGTGTGTGGGACATATTCAATGATCCCGAAGGCGACTTTGGCACCGGGTTCATTGTTCCCTTGGATTACGGGATCCTCATCTCGATGGGAGCTCGAGACCGATTGCAGTTGGCTCAGGAAGCTTTTCATCTGATGCTCAACTGCTATGTGGCACGAAAGCAGAAATGGTACGAGACCGGAATCTTCAAGGTGGTTCTGGTGATCATTTCCGCGGTGGTCATCTATTTCTCAGCAGGAACTCTATCGGGATTTGTGAGTGGATTATTTGCTTACTTCAATGCTGCACTCGTCCTTGTTCTAGGAGCAACATTAGCTGCAGCTGTTGCAGCACTGATCACGGCACTGATCGCTGCGGCGGTTTACGTTGGTATTTCTTTCGTAGCCAAGGAAGCGGGAAAGTGGGCAGCTGAGCACTGGGGTGCGGCATGGGGTGCGATAGTTCAGATCGCCGTCACCATCGCACTGTCGTACGGTGCTGGACAGCTTCCTGGAATGCCGGCGATTCCTCCTTCCACTCTTGCAGACACAGTGCTGAGGAGTGGCTCCTACATCTTGTCAGCCATGTCGGCATACACCGAGTATGAATATGTGGCCCTCCAGAACGAAATCAAAACCTGGCAGGACTATGCCACTGGTGAAGACAATCCACTGAAACAGGTCGAAGACTTGATGAAGGAAATGTTCCCGGATTTGACCTTCACTCAGCAGGCATTGTTGCCTCATCCTGAGAGTATGGAAGAATTCCTCGGAAGGACACTCACTCTGGTTGATGGCTTAACAGGTCGGTTGTTTACGCCTATTCATGACATGGTTGAGTTGACATTGACTCCGCGGCTACCATAGCCCAATCTACCTGTATTCTTTGGAGGAACTTCCACATGGCTTACCGACTCGATGCAAACGGCAACCTCGTTGACGACGGCGGGGCCATGGACAACTGGGGTGCGAACATCCCTGGTCTGGAAGTTCCCGGTGGAACGGCTCCCGGCTTCGACATGTCCAGGCTGGCTGCGCTTGGTGGCTATGCTGGTGGCAGCGCTACACAGGCCCCGAATCCGTTTCGCTATACGCCCTGGGGTGCTGGTCCTGGTCAGGCGAAGGGTTTGAACTACTTCGGTGCCAACATGCCTCTGTTCTCTGCCGGCATTCAGGGTTTGTCCAAGCTGGGTGATGTCTACCTCGGCATCAAACAGCTTGGACTGGCAAAAGATGCGTTCAACCTGAACAAGCGGGCCTTCGAAACGAATCTGGCCAACCAAACCTCGGCGTACAACACCCAGATTCGCGATCGCATCGCTGGTCGCAGCTACGCCACTGAGGAAGAGCGGCAGGCTGCTCTGAATGCTGCGCTGCTGCCGACGGGAGGCTAATCATGGCCCGACCAATTACTTGGCAGGATGTGGCTGCCCCAAACCAGGCAGCAGCTCTGGCAGCCTCTCAGGCTGCCGGAAACTCGATTACGCAGGCCCTCGCAGACGTGGGCAAGTTGGGTATGGACGTACGCAACGCAGCGCGTACAGAGGCCACGAATCAAGCTATTGCTGGAATCATGGCCAGTGATGATCCAGCGGCTGCAGCTGCAGCTATTCCGCAGGATTGGAGTATTGATGCTCTCGCTGTCAGCAAGGCAGCTCAGGCTCGTGACCAGACGCTCCGAGCCAATGCAGTATCGGATCAGGCTTTGGCTGCAGCCAAGGTGCAGAAGAGTCTTGGTGAAGAGAACCTTCAGAACATCAAGGACAACCGGGCAGCGGCGGCATTTGCTGGTCCTGCAATCACGGACATCTTTGCTGGACGCACTCCAAAGGTGGATTACAACGATCCGTTCTTCAAAACGTCTGGCGGTGTCAAAGCCCTCGAGCTCATCAACGATGCACAGCAGAAACAGCGAGACTACGCCCTTCGATCAGGCGCAGCACAGCGAGATCAGTACGCTCTGGAACTGCAGAAAAAGCTCGATATCGCTCGGGGACAGATGTTTTCTTGGGCGCAGTCGGAAGAGGGATTGGCTGCAGATCCTGCTGGCAGCCAACGAAAAGCCACTGAGTTTGTGGAAGCAGCTGGTCTCCCGTCTCACTACGCTGTGGAGCTCAACCCGACGTACCAGGCCGGTATTGCTGGAGCCAAACCAACGCTGGCTCAGTTGAATGCGGTGAGTCCGAGTGGGCGCTCGTACACCGAACATGCCGCTGCGCTCACTGAACAGGCCAGTGCCCTGAAAGCACAGGAAGCTGCTCAACTGAGTGCGTACGATGGTGCATCTCACGCTGCTGAGGCGTTGGCGAAGAACGAGTATACGGGCAGCAATATCACGGACATTGCTCGCCAGTTCTTGGCCAAGAATCCGCAGGTCACTACGGGTTGGGGTCCGAATTGGGGTACGGAAGACGTGATTCAACGTATCCAATACCAACAGAAGCTCGCTAAAGAGGAGGGAAGCTATCTCACTCCAGCTCAAGCGGCTTTAACTGTGGAAGGTACCATCGGCAGCTTCACCCCGTTCGACATCACCACCAACGATGTGGCGAACGGTTTGCGTGCTGACTTCGTGGCACTCAACAAGCTGGGCGGTATCGAGGAGCTTGCTCGTCGTCGGGCTGAGATTGCGGCCAGTTTTGCTCCGTCCCAAGACAAGATCAACCGTGCTCAGATTGGAATCCAGGCTGCGGCTCGTCAAGGCCGGGCTGTTCCTGAGTACGCC